CAAAACCGGTAGGAAACGTATTTCCTACGGCCTTGCGGGCTCCGGCGCCCTAGGTGCCATATAACATGAATGTGCCTGATTCGAGGTTTCTTGTTCCTGTGTAGCATGATGAACCTTTGTCATCACTCGGCTATACATTCCCTCATCCTCGCCCAGGCCAAACTTTCGCTCACCAACCCACAACAGATTGGATCCCTACGGAACCACCCATGCTCAAGCTACCTAGAACACATACGCACGTCTGGCCACCAATCCAATTACAGCTCTCACTGTGCGCATAACGCTCTCGTGCTCAGAGGCCTGACAAGCAGTTAATCAACTGGTTTCAGAACTGCAGCCAACCACGAGATAGCTCAATATAGAGTTTGAGCATACCCTCCACTATTAACGCCAGTGAGGCGGCCTCGGGTCCGGGGGTTCGGCAAACCCCAAGTCTATACAACTCCCTGCGGTGGAACGACCCTCAAACTCACGGGTCAGTAGACTGGAAAACATACATCAATCCAGCCGGGGACGTGGGCAAAGCAGCTCCGGACACCGTAAGTGTCGGATTCAGCCCCGATTGTGGGACTATAACCACATACCATATCTCGATATGGTTTGCAGAAGTCACACCATCAACAGGAGCGAAAGCTATGCTGCTAGCAGTCAACCCATTGGTTCCGGTCAGGGTCGAGAAATGCGTATTCGATGCAGCACCTCCCGTATAATAAGTCACCAAGAAGAACGCGCCGGTCAATCCTTGTGGGAACAACACGGCTGTCGTTGAAAATGACAAACCAATCGAATCATAGACCTTAGCAGGTCCGCTGAAAGGAGTGGCACTCGCGGGATTAACGAATGAATACTGCGCAACCGACAAACCTAAACCGGTAGGCTGAGAAAGAACAGGTTTCCGCAACGTGACCTCATACGTACACCAAAGCTCGCCCAACACAACATTTGTGCCTTGGACGCCAGCGGACGCGATATTGAAAGTTCCGAGGTCAAAAGACTTAATGTCTTCTCCGGCGGGCACAGCGCCTCCTCTAACGTATTGCACGTTAAATGGATTTTCTGCGGGGTCACATTCAACCGGATGTATGAAGCTACAAGATGGCTTAGCGTCATTGGCGAACATCTCATTGTTCATCTGCCCCTTACTTAAGAAAGTGACAGAATTTCGATAAGTGGTCGCCATGATGACGCTTCCCAAACTTGTGTTAGTTGAACTAGCAATAGCATCTGCACTAGTAGATACAAATTCAAAGATCAAACCTTTGAAAGTGTACTCTTGATACAACAGGGCCAACTGAGATAACCATGGAAACGTGCTGGCTAACCCAGGATTGAGTTGATACTGCTTAACGACAAACGTATTAGCAGTACCAGCCGAAACCACGTCTCCAACGTACTCTCGGTGGCGCACAGTGACATCTTGAGTTGTCTTGTGCATAGCTAGTGGTGGATTGCTCACTAGGCTGTTCATCTTAACCTTATAAGCTCCCATACCAAGGAATGTGGCTACATGACCCGCTAGGCTGGATCCAATCCCAGCCCCAGCTGGGCCTGCAAATAAGCCGCCAAGACCTCCACCAGCCATCTGCAGAAGTGTTCGCCCAAGGCTTTTGTTTGGTATAACAACAGATCCGGGCGCCACTTTAACAGCAGCTGGTGGGTTCTTTGACTCAACGGACTTCTTCTTAGCGCGTCTACGCTTAGCTTTAGTCTTCTTGAGGGTGCTGGAACCATTTAGAAAACAAGACCAATATCCGATTAGAAAACAGGGTAGAATTCACCAAATGGGAGGAAGAGCGTCTCCTACCTACTCGAGTTTTACGGGCCCCCACCCGACCCGCTCCAGTACTTTCAAAAGCTCTGGCAGGCGGGGTAGGTACCTACACTCATACTTAAACTGTTCCAAGAACTCACTTCCAAGAACGTTTACAACTGTCTGTTTGTGACAGAGTAGTTTGTAAAACATCTTGTGCCAGTTTTGAGGAACAGCAGTATATGTTGTCATGTCAAAGATAGCAGAGCAAAACTCAAACGTGTTAGGCTTACAAAGCTCGTAACTCTTCAGGGCCATACCAATCTCTTGGTAGGCACTCTGTCGAGAAGGCGTCTCTAAACCGTCATCACCCATAGTCATAACTCGTTTCGCTTCTGCGTTAATCGCAGCGTGCGCTCGAATTCGACTATTAGTGGAACTGGTGTTGTAATCGCCAGACTTTTGCAGCGACAGACATCGTTGAGCGTACATCGTGCCATCTGACAAGGTCAGAACACTTTTTAAGCATGCAACTCGATTCTTCAATAGGTTGTGAAACAAGGGCAAGGCGGAGGTAGGCTGTGACTCTTGTAAATCGGCTAGCATGTATCTAGCTTCAGCGTCCATCTGGAGTTGCCAGCCCTGTACGGACCAGTCAAACCCAGAGACGTCGGAAGCGACCACAGCTCCACCATCACGAACCATTCCTTTGACATAATCAACCAGGGCCCGAATGCTATCATCATCTAGTCCCATCCCTGGTTTAGAAGGGATGCGCCACCAATTATCAATTTCCGTGTCATTTTGATTGCCATGAAGCAACTTACTGACTACTTGGTCGACTATTGAGACAGACATGATGAGACGCAATCTGCCGGTTTTAATCTTGTCAGCGGAATGCGGTTCGTTCTTTACAAAGACTCTAACAGGATCACAAAACCCTCCTAAAACCAATTGCTC